TTCATGCGTTACACCATTGAAAAGCGCGGGACCGGCATGGCGCTGGTCACGCGACGTTGTGTCAAGGTCGGGAATATATCCATGCAGGCCCAGACCAGCGCGTCAACCCGGTCAGGGGACCAGCCCGCCACCTTGCTGTCAAACCCCGTTGTGACAGCGCAGCACTGATCTTCCAGTTCCGGGAATGCCCCGATATGGAACATCTTGCCGCGCTCATATAGCGCCGCGACAGGTTCGGCCCGAACAACCTTGCCGCGCGTGGCCCTCACGGCCCTGTAAGGCAGGTCAGGGGCTTTGGCGCGCAGCACGCTTTCCACCATGTCCCCGCCCTGGTTCACTTCCCCGATTACCCTGTCCGCGTCCAGTGACGAATACAGCGAGGCCACACGTTGTGCCCATTCCTCGGGGCGGTATTTGCCGCTTTCATCCGCAAGCACGTAGCCGTTGCCATCCGCGCCCAAGCCGACCGCCACAATTCCCGTTTCATCCGCCCCCGGCGTTGTTGATATGGCCGGGTCAACCCCGATCACAATGCGCACCATGTCCACGGGCCACCGGCCATCCGCCTTGAGAACCGACCGCTTGAAGAAGATGCGCTTCCACAGGGCTTGCTCATCGTCGCTCACATACTCGCCCAGAAGGAACCGCCGGCGTTGCCGCTCGGGCAGGCTTTCAAGGTCCGCAAGGTAGTCCCCCGAAAGGTTGGCGCGGTTGTCATACGGGTTGACCGTGGTCACGCCGTATTGCGCCCGGTCGATTACCTTTTCGTCCTGCGGGTCAATGCCCTCGATCCACAGGCGATAGGTCCAGTGCATCCGCGTTGTGGGGTTCAGGTCCGCATAAAGCCTTTGTGAAAGCGGCGGGCCGTCAACCGTATTCACAACCTGGGCCAGGCGCGACCTAAGCAACAAGTGCGCGCCATACAGGATTTCCGACGCCTCGTTTTCGAAGATCGTCACATACTCGTTGCCGAGGATGCGCTCCATGGCCTTTTCATCGTTCAGGCCGCCCACCCAGATTTCAGACCCATTCGGCAACAGGAAGTAACCGCCGTCATGTTCCTTGAAGCCGGGGCAGGGGACATCTGGCCAATCCAGCGCCCAAACCTTCGGGAAGGTGTCCTTGACGATTGCCCGCTTGGCCGCCGTGCCTTCCTTGCGCACGATCAAGTGCCGCGATTTCGGGGCAAACAGCGCGCGGTCCTGTATGCACTTGATCAGCAGCGCCGTCTTGCCGCTGCGGGAACCGCCGTAAAGCAGGTTGTAACGCTTGCCTTGCGTAAGGGTTTCATCCAGGGCGCGTTGCTGGCCTGGGTTCGGGGTAAACGTCACAGCTTGGTGACCCGTTCCCCGATATGCAGGTGAATGCCGCCCCCGCCAACATCGACGTCCAGCGGCAACACGCGCCCAAGCAGGGATGCGAATGCCTTGACGTCCTCGCTGGCCACCTTGAACAGATACCCCTCGAGGCCCATGGCGCCGAAACCGTCCTCGCCATGCCGGCCGGCCGCCGCAAGGATCGCATCCTTAAGCGCCGTTGTGGTCCTATTTGGGATGCCCTTCTTGCGCCCAGGGCCGGGCTTGCCTTTGCCGATTTCCAAAGTTTGTTTTTCGGTCATTGCCACACCGGGGCCGCTTCCGGCTTGTCCGTCCTCTTGGCTATCTTGTCCCGCCAATGCGTTGCAAGCTGATTGCCGCGACGTGTCCGGCAATCGCTCTGCGGTTCCGCGTCCTGCGCGGCTTGGCATTGGGCGAATGTTAAGGCGGTTTACCGGAAAATGCAAGCGGCGCGACTTTACCGGCCTTGCTTTTGCAGCATGTCCACCGATACGGCGCTTCTGCCGATCGGCGCTTCGAAGAATGCCAGGCCCCCGCCGATGCGGTCCACGGTTACAGACCATCCGTCCATCGGGCCGCCTGTTATGGTCGCCCTGTCGCCTTCCCGGATTGTCGCGGCGTCGATTGCGGCTTGGCGCATGGCGTTGATGCGTTGCGGCATTTGCTTCATTTGCATAAGGTCCGCATCCGCCAGGGCCACGGGGTTTTCCCCTATACGCATCACGTCCGACACCTTGCGGTTTGACTGGGCGAAAAGGAAATCCCAGATCGGGCGCCGGTCGAGGCGGGCGAAAAGATACCCTGTTGCGATGGGCTTGATGCGCGGGATGCGTTTGTCCTTTGCGAAGCGGCTGCGGATATAGACCGTTTCTGTCGGGTGCCATGCCTCTGTGACGCCTTGGCGCGCAAGCCATGCGGTTGCGGCCAGTTCCCCCTGCGGCGGGGTGATCAGGACAACCCAGACGGCCGGCCATGGTTCGGCGAAAATATCATGGCGCATCGCCGCACTCCACCCTCCACGGTTCTGCCGCCAGGCTGACGGGCACCATGCGCGCGCCCGTGACTTCCGCGCTGCCCAGCGGCACGGCATATCGGACCCATGCCGTTCGCTTCATGGGCGGGGCGGCATCTTTCGTCGGTGGATTTGCCTCTTGGCTTTCTTGCGTCATTCGGCGGCTCCTTCGATTGCGTCCAGCGACACGCCAAGGCGGTCGGCCTGGTTGTGAACCTCGATCCAGTCACGTTCCCAATCTGGGCCGGGGCTGTGGCGCTCGCCGTAGATGTGCGCCGCGATGCGGTCGGCCAGGCGCAGCAAACCCGCTTCACGCTCGGACAGCCGGAAGCTGCGCCCCAGGATGCCGGTCAAGGCGCGTTCCTCGGCTTCCCGGTGCATGGCCGCAAGTTCCGGGTTGGCGCGTTTGAACGGCCAAGGTAGATCGCCCACGATCAATTCGCCGCAGTCGTGATGCAGGGCTGCGAAGATCAGTTCGGTTGACGGCTGGCAGATGGCAAAGAGGATCTGCGCCACGCGGGCGTGATGTTCGGCCAGCGTTTCGGCGGGCACGTCAGGGTTTGCGTGGAAACGGGTGACGTAGCCGCTTTTCCAGATGGCGGGGAAGTTCATTCTGCCGCCATCCCGAACAGATCGCCGATGGATTGCGCGGCCTCGGCAAGGTTTTTTCCGGCCTGCGCGGCGTATTCCGGTTTCAACTCAAACCCAAGATAGCGGCGGAATTGCTTGATGGCCTGATAGCCGGTCGATCCGATGCCGTTGAATGGGTCCATGACCACATCGCCGGGTTTACTGTAGAGCCGCAGGCATCTGTCGATCACGTCAAGTTGCAGTGGGCAGACGTGGCGCTCGTCGTTCTGCGCCTTCATGCGGTTCAGCACATTGCCCTGCTGAATATCCATCCAGACCGGGCTTGCCAGTTTCTGCCATTCGTAAACATCGAATTCCGCATGGGGGATCAGCGCAGCGATTGCGTCATCAGACGGGGTTGATGATGCCAGGCCGAGGCGGTGCATTTCGGCCAGCCACTTGCGCGCGATATTGACGGCTTCCTTGTCGCCCGGCGCGGCATGTTCGATCCGGTCTGGGTTATCGCCATCCTTGCGGAAAAACAGCATGTAGTCTGGCATTCCAACCCGGTTCATAGCGCTGTCTTTGCGGATCTGCTTGTAGAGCAGGCCCAGCGCCTTGGTGCGCTGCATCTCCACTACGGGGTCTTTCCAGATCGTCGCGCGCCCGTGGTAGATCATTCCCGCCTTGGTATGCGCCTTGATCAGGTCGCCGGAGAAGTCTTGCATGCCGATTGCCCCATCCCTGCCCTTGCGCATCGGCAGATCGGTGCAATGAATGCATACCATGCGCCCAGGCTTCATGACACGGGTCAGGGCATCGGCGAAAAAGGCATATTGGTTCAGAAACTTCTGGCCCGTGCCCGCGTTGCCCAGGTCGCGCTCGCTGTCCGAGTAGACAAACAGATCGCCGAACGGGGGCGAGAAGATCGCGCAGTCAACGCTGTTTTCCGGCATGGCGTGCATCCCTTCGATGCAGTCAGAATTGTGCAGCGCCCATCCGGCCCCTTGGTATTCCGGCTGTTTCAGCATGATTTCACCCACTCAGGAAAGGCCAGGTCAAGCGGTCTGTCATACGCGACCCGGCGTGTTGCGTTGGATTGTGCGCCGCGCATGGCGTCGGCCATGCGACGCTTCATTTCGTCGTGTTTGGCTGATTTCTCCTGAATGATGTTCAGGATGGATGCCTCGGTGTCGCTGATCACGATGTCATTGCGCACGGTTTCCGCCTGCCCGAAACGATGCGACCTGCGGACGGCCTGATAGTGCTGCTCATAGGAAAAGCTGATGCTGGCGAAGACCGCATGGGCGCAGTGCTGCCAGTTGACGCCGAAACCGGCCAGCTTGGGCTTGGTCACGATCACTCGGTAATCCCCATCCGCAAAACCAAGCAACAGTCGTTCCTTGTGGTCCGGGTCGATTGACCCATGCACTTCCCGCGCGTCCGGTATCATCTTGGCCAGCATGGCGCTTTCTTCATTGGTTTCGCACCATACCGTGACGGGCTTGTCATGGGTTGCCAGTTCTGCGGCCAACTCGCACCTTTGGCGCAGGGTCAGGCGCTTTTCCTCGTGGAATGACGTTGCCGACATTTCCGGGATGCGAAACAACATGCCTTCCGCGATGTTTTCCTGCCGATCAGCCGCGACGACGTGCAGCCGCCTCTCAACATCGGGCAAGACATACCCGGCATCATCGCCCCCCAGGTCGGATGGCATCGTTGCGCACCGCGCCCACGTCGCCACCCATGCCCAGAAGTCATTGGCGGCGTGCCCCTTCAGTCGCCAGTCTTGGGATGCGGTCGACGTGTCATTGATAAACCACTTCGACAGCATCTCCTGTTGCCGCATCACGCCCAAAAACTCAGCATGGTTCCCAAGTTCCGTGTGGTCATTCGGGCTTGGGGTTGCGGTTGCGGCCAGTTTATAGGGCGTGTGAAAGAAAGCATCTTCCAGCGCAATCCGCGTCTTGCTGGCGTAGCTTTTCAGGATACTGCTTTCGTCGAGGATCACCGCCCCGAAGGATGCCGCGTCCAGTTTGGCCAGTCGCTCATAATTGGCGACCATGACGCTGGCGCCAACTTCGGACTGATCGCGGATTTGCCGTGCGTCAATACCAAACTTCTGCCCCTCGCGGACCATCTGGCCGGCGACAGCAAGTGGCGTCAGGATCAGCGACGGCTTGCCGGTTTCATCGGCGCACCGGCGGGCGAATTCCAATTCGATGAGGCTTTTGCCCAGTCCCGTATTGTGGCACCATACGCCGTTGCCCAGATAGCACTCATCGCCCGGCACATGCATGTCGTATTTGACTTCATCGCCGCATTCTTGGATACTGACAACGGATGAAACGTAAGAGGGAATATCCAAGCATGGGGCGCCCAAGGTCTGTTGAAATTGACGTTGAACATATTCGCGCCATGACTGAACGCGGGGCGCGGCTGAAAGAGATTGCGGCGGCATACGGTTGCTCGCGGCAAACGATCCTGAACCGAATGAACGAGGCCGGTATTCCGGCGCATCCGCAGCATTCAAACCCTGGCCGTCTGAACCCGGCATGGAAAGGAGGGACGTATTCCGATGGCAAAGGGTATCTGATGACTTACGCGCCCGATCACCCGATGGCAGACTGTAACCGTCGCGTGCGAGAGCATAGGCTAGTGATGGAGCAAATGCTTGGGCGATACTTGCTGCCCGGCGAAGTTGTTGACCATATCGACGGGAACGGGATGAACAACGACCCGTCCAACCTGCGTCTTTTTGCGAGTAATGCAGATCATCTTGCGACAACCCTTGCCGGCAAGGTTCCGAATTGGTCTGTCGAAGGCCGGACCCGCATTCTAGAAGCTGTCCGGCGCAAACGTCCTCGCAAGCAATCCAGCCTTCCGGGCTGAGAAACCTGTGGCCACCAGTCGCCCGGATTGTTGATCCGTCAGACATGGTGATCTTGAACATGGCCCCGCGCCCCTTGGCGAAAGGCGCGGTTGCCATTGACCATCTGACTGCGCCATCGGCGCGGCGCGACATGACTGCGATAGCCTTTCCCGCGCGCGCCAGATCATCAATGCGCCGTAACCCGTTCGATGTGGCAATCATGGTATCGCCGGACACACAGTCAAGGAATGCCGCAGACTTCCCGGCATTCAGCGCAAAATCCAGAACCGCCGCCTGGTGCTTTTTCACGGCGCCGTTAATCGGGCGAGGCTCAAAGCCTGTCTTGGTGGCGGTTCCTGCCCGCGCGGCGATGAAAGCCCTGTATTCTTCGAGGCTCATGGCACTTGCCCCATGCGGGCGGTAAGGCTATGCTTTTTGCAGATCATTGCGAGTTCCTTTCGCGGTGATTGGCGGGGTAGAGGCTTGCCGGCCTCCCCCGCCACCAAGTTATCAGACCATGCGCGGCGGGCAAGAGAAAACTTCACTCCGGCACCCATTCCGCCCAGCCGCAGTGATGGCACTTGCATTCCCAACCGCTGCCCTGCACCTCGTATACCGACAGACACCGCTGATCGGCTTTTGTGCGGGCATGACTGCACTTCGGGCAAAGCGTTTTCTTGGACCCGATCGGCGGCGGGGTGATGCCGTGAAATTCCAGAGGGTGCGGGGTCATTCTGCGGCCTTCGCTTTCCCGGTCACCCGGTAGAGCAACCGGCGGCTTTCCCGGCGCGCTGTCAGAGCGCCGTCCTCAACCAGCTTTTGCAGCATGTTGTGAACGCGCATCGTATCGCCCGCGATTGACATCAGATGCGCGCGGCCGGCCGGGCAGGCCTCGATGATCATGGCGCGAAGCTTCTCATCGGAATACTTCCCGACACCGATGTGCGGCATATGCGGCAACGCGCCGGGGCGCTCAACCGTCCCGAGGCGCGCACCCCTCAAGCGGCATTCCTGGGCCGGGGTGAGGTTGCGATAGCGGTCAGGGCAACGGTTTTGCGGGGTCATTCTGCGGTGTCCATGCGGTTTGTGGGCGCGTTGAACGATTTGCCGTGATCGTCAATCAACGGCTCGCCCCAATGGGCCAGGGTGTTGACGGCGTGGTGCGCCATCTGCGGATACAGGCGCAGCCAGCGCCTGGCGGCGGGAAGCACCTTTTCGTCCAAGGTGATGAGTTCCAACGAAGTCAGGGTGCGGCGGTCGCCTTGCCGTGCGTCGGTCATTAGTCATCCCCTCTGAATTGCTTAGGCCTGAAACCGATCTCCTGCATGATTTCCGCCGCCCGATCCTTTGAAACCCTCACTCGGTCCGGTTCAGGCGGCGGGGCGAACGGGCGGATAATCGCGGGCGCTGGCATCGCCATGCGGGCGAGTTCCAGAATTGACCCGGGCGTCGGACGGCGGCGTGGTTCGTTGCGCAGATACTGGACGCATGCGAGTTGCACGGCCTGCTGGGGCATCCCGGCCAAAACCTCCACCCAATCGGCGGCCATGGCGGTCAGAAGCTCCACAGGATCATCGTCGCGCCAGTAGTGGCTGAGAAGGGTTGCTATCCGGCCAGCTATCCATTCGCGGTGCTGTTGATGCTCCCGCAATGAATGCACTGAGGCGGGCTTGTCCTTTTGCGGCAGGTGTTCCATTGCGTTTATCCGCTGATGCGTCAACTTCATCTTCCCATCGGTTCTGGTTCAGCCATGTCTCAGGGTTTTTCACGTATCCATCCCGAACCCTCCGGTCTGAGCGATACCGTATCGCGCCGTCGATAATATCTTGCTCAGAAGCCCCAGCTTGTATTGCGGCGACATACTTTGCCTCAGATGGCTTACGTCCCCTTTTCCCGCCCTGATGTGGGTAAGCATCCCAAAATTCACCGAACCTCGTTGCACATACTTTCTTCTTCTTTGACGGTTCTATGATGGTTACTGATGGTTCGGGTGCATCTGGTGCGGGGTTTAGTGCAGTCAAATGCGGGGTTTCCGTCGTTTGCTGCGGGGTTTCCACTTCTAAAAGGGGCATGGCATGCGGGGTTTGCTCTGGAATACGGGGTTTCTGGTGCGGGGTTTCAGCAGTCAAATGCGGGGTTTTCACGGTGTAAGTGCTGTTCTTTGACCTCCCCCCACCGACCTGAATTGACACAAACCCACCCGCGACAAGCCGCCGCAAAATGGTCTGAACACCCCTCTCACTCATGCAGGTTTTTGCCATCAGCCCAGCTATGGAAGGCCAGCACTCGCCATCGTCATTTGCATAATCGGCCAGCGCCAAAAGCACAAAACGGTCGCTCGTTTCTCGCGGCCCGTCATCCCAAACCGCAGCCATGACCTTGATGCTCATCCCGCCTCGGCAATCGCTACTTGGTGAAAAATGCAGAATGTCTTTTCAGGACACTTCTTGCGAAGCCTCTCGACTGCGGCGATGGCATCCCGCATCGACCCAACCTCAACAGGCCAACTTGCGGCGCGTAGCAAGCGCTTCTTGCGCGTCCTTTCTATAATGACAAACCCGCCTTCAATCACCTCACCCCGCCTGATTTCCGTCGGCGCCCGGTGGCGAATGGACTTTGACCAATGTTCCCAAACATGATCATCCGGCATGTCATGGTTGAACTGTTCAGAAATTTCTGGCACATCGTTCATAAGCGACTTCCTTCGCGTTATGGCGGCTTGAGGTTCCATCAACCTCGCCGCCACTTTCATTTTAGCATATCGCGCGGCTTGGCGGCAACCGCCATTTCCAGCGCCCGAATGCGCTCCCGCATCTCATGCAGCTCGTCCGACATTTGCAGGATAGCCATAGCCATATGCCGAATATCCCGCTTTCCGACCTTGCCGTTGAAGGTGCTTGCGACAAGCGGGGCGGGCGGCTCACTTGCGGCAACCAGCTTTGGCGCATCCCATGGGAAGGGAACGACTGTCACGGGTTTTTTCATCGCGTTATCCCCCATTCTGTCAACGAACTATCCACATCGTCCACCGACCGCACAACCGCCCATTTCGCCCCCTGACCCACCAGCGCCGCGCCAACCTGTTTCTGGCTGTCCTGCGTGGTGTTGCGCCCGGCCTTGACCTCGAAAAACATCGCGTGGCCCATCCAGAAGCACTCGATATCCGGCCACCCCGGCACCATGCCGTTGTGCTTGGCCTTGGCCACTTGGCGCGCGATGGCTGGGCCGTTCAGATCGCCGAAACTGTTCGGGCTGGCATGGATCACCGCGCCCGGCAGCGACAGGCGCAGAAACTCGATCACAGCCCGGTGAATCGGTCCCTCACGATCCATCAGAATAGCGACCCCTGGCCAGGATCAGGTGCTTGCGCAGATACACCGCCGCCGCCTTTTCGCTTCGGTTGTGCAGCCGGTGCGCGCGCAAGGTCAGGTCCGGCGTTTGCCGCTGCCCATCTGTTCTCAGCCATGGGCAGGCATTCGGCACAGGACCAGAGGCGCCCGCGCTTTTCGGGCGTAAGCTTTCGGCGATGGCCCGCAAAGCCGAAGCCAAACGGGGCAATCGAGGTGTGGCATATGGCGCACTCATGGCTCATACCATCCCAAGGGCGGATTTGTAGAGTTCCATTACGGCCTCTTCCTCGGCCAAGTCATCGGCCCGGCGCTTGCGGATGGCGACGATTTTGCGCAGGATTTTGGCGTCATAGCCCCGGCCCTTGGCCTCGGCGAAAACCTCCTTGGTCGTCTCGGCGATGTCGGCCTTTTCGGCGTCGAGTTGCTCAATGCGCTCGATGAATTGCCGCAGTTCGTCGGCTGTAACGGTCGTGCTTGTCATGGTGTCTGATCCTTAAGGATAATGTTGTTTTCTGCCGCCCATGCCTCCATGAATGTTTGCAGGTCGGACATTTCCCGCACCGAAAGGTCGGAAGATCGGAAGCCTGTTGGGAAGAAGCTGTTGCCATCCAGCGTGGGCAAAAATTGTGCCTCCTTGCCCATCGCCTTCATAAAGACGCATTTCCACTGATCCGGCTCATAACGCTTGCCGTTGATCGTAGCCTGCCGGGCGATGTCACCCAGCATCGCCCAAAAGCGGTCGTTCTGCTCATCGCTGCGCCTGGGTTCCTTAACCTCGATGCGGTGGCCCCAGGGCGCGCGATGCAGCCAATTCAGAACCTTGGCCCGGTCTGTCTCGCTGCGCAGGGTGATGACGTGTCTGCTCATCCCGCCCCCGTTGTAAAACTGCGCTCACGCCAGACCTGTGCCACACGGGCGCGGTCCAAGCCGTAATCCATGGCAACAGCGTCAATCACGGCGGGCGTGGGCCAGCCCGTGCGCTCGGTGATCTCGCGCAGGGCTTCCCATATGCGTTGATCGGACAACATCAAAATGGCACCTCGTCGTCCATATCCGACACGCCGCGCGCATCGCCATTCGCGGTCCCCGTCGCGGCCACATACTCCGGCGATGCCTTGATCACGCCCTGCCAGTATTCCGACAGTTTCCCGAATGTCGCGTGGTCAAACGCATCAAGATCAAAGAAAAGCGGCTCACCCTCCAGTTTCGGCCAGTCGGCCTGCTTGCCGGGAAATGCCATGATGGCGGACAGGTTGGCATAGGTCTTGCCGTTTTCGGCCTGCTCGTGAACGATCTGCCCATAGCACGGCACACCAAGAAGCTTGGTGATGTGAAAGCCGGATGGCGGACCGGAAAAATCTTCGTCCTTGAATTTGCGCCCGCGCCAGCTTTCAAGGTCCTTCCGCAGGTTCGCCTTCTCATGGAAAGACCATGTGTATTTGCCGATGTGCATCACAGGCGCATCGCGCCCGTCCGCCGTCTTGACCCTCTCGCCCGGCAATTCCCAGCACAACAGCACCTTGCGCTGCCGCTTTGTTTCGCCCTGGAACGTGGTTGTCTGGGTGCCAAGATCAATGATCCGCGAACAGATCATGACGTGCTGTCCTTCGGGAGTAGGGGCGAAGTCGCCGCCTTTGCTTTCTTCGATGTAGCCGACCATTTCAGATTATCCTTTCAGGGTTTCAGATTGTTAGACTTCAGTTGGTCTTGGGTTATTTAACGCGGATGGCGACAGTCGCATCGCCCCGCACCAGCGCCGCGCCGGGCACGGTTTCCCCGGCCTCGATCTGCGCCTTGATCGCCGCCTTGTCCGGCGTGACAATCGTTTTGACCGTCCGCAGTTGCGTCGGGATTGCCTCCTCATCGGTGATCAGCACCGAAAGGGAACCTGGACGGCGCGACACCGTGGCCCCTGGGCGCTCGATCTTGGCCGACCCCATGGCGTCCAGCAGAATGCCCAAGCTGGCCTTGCAGGCGGCGGCACGGCCCTCGATCCGCTTGCGTCGATCCGCCAGATCCGCCTCGCGGGTCTTGATGGCCTCGGCCAGCGCCATGTCGGCCTGCATCTTGTCAATCAGCGCGTCGGCCACGTCGAATGCATCTGTCTCGCCTTCCAGCGTGTCCAGAAATGCCCGCTCGTCCTGATCATCGCCCAGAAGGTCGCGGATGAATGCGGCCACCGTGGCGATATGTGCAAAGTCGGCGCGGGCGATCATTGGGCCACCCCCGTCTTGTAAGCGCGAATCATGCACAGCGCATAGCGGCGCGACTGGCCGGCGCTCTTGGGTAAGCCGGATGCCTTCGCCTTGCGCCAGTGGTCAATCGCCTGAACGGCAAGACGCAAAGCCATGCGGCGCGTCCCGTCTGATAGTGTTTCCATGTCTTTCTCCTTTGTGAAGGTTCCGGGAGCGTGATCGCCCTGCCCGGCCAAGGTTTCACGCGGGGGAGGACCGCCGATCACGCAAGCGAATGAAAGGCCATGCGGGCGGTGAACCCGCATGGCAGTTGGCCGGGAACAGGGAGGCAGGACCGCCGCCCGGCGCGGCATCTCTGTGTGTCATGGTGCATCGTCCATATCGCCGCGCGCAAGGCGGGCAGGGCCGTCGAATTCATCCGCGACCATGCCGCTGAACACAGGCGCGCCGTAATTGTAGGCGCCGCCACTGCGCAAGCGGTTGTTCCAGCCCTTGGATCGCGACACGCCGCGAACGCGGTGGAAGCTTTCGCCAAGGGTGTCCGCAATTTCGCGCAAGGTGATACTCCACCCGGCAGGTGCGGCAACAGCCCAGATGCGATAGGCCAGTGCCTCACGGCGGGCGATGGATCGGTGATCGGTCATACCAAGTCCCTCACGCTGACTTCGCCACCCGTCCACTTTTCAATAGCGACGGCGTGGGCGAGCGTTTCTATCTTACGCCGCCCGGAAAGCCACAAGGAAAGCGCGCTTTCCGAGCAACCTATAGCGTTTGCCGCCTGGGACTGCGTGAACCTGTTTTGCTTGATGTAGGCTGCGAGTTTTTCCATACCATCACCTTAGCGCGTCAAAATTCCGTTTGCAAGCGCAAATTTCCCTTGACGGCTGAAAAGGATAGTGTAGGGTGATCTTACACAGCAAGGGCACAGCCCGAGGGGAGACGATGATGAAAGTTAAAATCGACAGCCTGACATTCCCCAGTTTCTACGCCGAATGCGCTTACCGCGACGGAGCGCGTGACGCCAAGATGGGCACACGCATTTCTGCGGCAAGTTTCATGCACCATGGTGACCCTGAGCCGGTCGGAATGGCTTGGTATGAAAAAGGCATCGCAGCCGCCACGCTTGGCCTTGTTTGACCCATCGCAGCGCAGCCTCACGGGGCTGCGTCACCATGGGCCAGCAACAGGAGCCAGACAGATGAAATTCGACGTTCTCAACCGCTTCGCAGGGGCGGTGCAGTTCACCGCAGAAATCGACTGCGCCGACGACGCGCCGACATCCATCAAGCTGGGCTTGGCGGTGCGGTGGGGGGTGAAGGAAGGGGCCAACCTCATCGGGGCCAACCTCATCGGGGCCAACCTCATCGGGGCCAACCTCATCGGGGCCAACCTCGACGGGGCCAGCCTCATCGGGGCCAACCTCATCGGGGCCAACCTCGACGGGGCCAGCCTCAACGGGGCCAGCCTCAACGGGGCCAACCTCATCGGGGCCAACCTCGACGGGGCCAGCCTCAACGGGGCCAGCCTCATCGGGGCCAACCTCGACGGGGCCAGCCTCAACGGGGCCAGCCTCAACGGGGCCAGCCTCAACGGGGCCAACATCGACGGGGCCAACCTCATCGGGGCCAACCTCATCGGGGCCAACCTCGACGGGGCCAAAGGCATCAACGACTGGATTAAGTGCATTCAGATCGACACCTATCCGATCACCTACACTTCCGAGGTTCTGCAAATCGGTTGCCAGCGCCACCCCATCGCGGCGTGGGCGGCATTCTCCGATGCGGAAATCCGCAACATGGATGGTGCCAAGGCGCTGGCATGGCGGGGCAAATACAAGGACTGGATTTTCGCCACCATTGCCATGTGCCCGGCCAAGCCGACCGGATACCAAAAAGCGGAGGCCGCCGAATGACCCCCGCCCCATACCCCACAGACTGCTACATCGTTCACCGCTGGTTTGACGGCAAGACCGGCTTCTGGGCCGACCTCGGCGATGGCCCGGTCGAAACCCGCGACGAAGCCGAAACCGCCATCATGGAGGCTTTCAAGGACGAGTGGCGCGCCGCAGATCTGACCACGGTCAAGGTGTGGCATGTGCAGCCCGATGCCCCCCCGCGTGACGTGACGGAGGACATGCTGCGCAGCATCGGCGATTGGTTGTCCGAGAAGTGGCGCGATGAACTGCATCGGTTTGGCGAAGCGTCAGACTTCCCGCAATCGTTCCGCGACTGGGCTGCTGATTATGTGGAGGCCGCATGATGCCCCTGTGGTTCTACGGGATGCCGGTCGGCCTGACGCTCGCGGCGATTATCGAGAGGATGTGGCTGTGACCTGGCTTATAGCTTGCGAAGAAAGCGGCACGATCCGGGACGCGATGATTGCGCGCGGGATTGACGCCGTGTCCTGCGACTTGAAGCCGACCAGAACCCCCGGCCCCCACATTCAGGGCGATGCCTTGGAGCAGATCGAACGGCGCTGGGCCGGTGTCATTGCGCATCCGGTCTGCCGCTTCCTCACCAATGCCGGTGCCAAGCATCTGTATATTGGTGGGCGCAAGGAAAACGGCCCGGCTGTGGCGCGGTGGGAGGCAATGCACTGCGGCGCGGCATTCTTCAACGCATTCAAGCGGGCAAATGCGCCGCTGATCGCCATTGAAAACCCGATCCCGCATGAACATGCCCGCGCCCTGATCGGCCCGGCGAGCCAGTATGTGCAACCGTGGTGGTTCGGCGATGAGGCATTCAAGGCGACAGGCTTCTGGCTTTTCGGTCTGCCGTCCCTTGTGGCCACAAACCGCCTAACACCGCCAAAACCGGGAACCGACGCGCACAAACTCTGGTCGCGCGTTCACCGGATGCCGCCCGGTCCTGATCGGGAAGCCGAGCGCAGCAAGACTTTCCCCGGCATCGCTGCGGCCGTGGCCGAACAATGGGGCCGCCTGTCAATGGGGCAAGCGTCATGAAAAAATCCGGCCGCTTCCCCCCGCTTGTCCCGCCCGAGGAAGGATTTCCCGCCTGGGATGAAGTCGCCTCGATCATCGCCGGGCTTGTCGCCTTTGCCGCTGGTTTCGGCGTCGGCATCATCGGCATGGGTGTCCTGATCTGGTGGAGGCTGGGATGACCACCGTGCTAATTGTTGAGAATTATCCGCTTGGGACACTGCCCCCCGCTGATCTCGATTGGATCGGCGAACCTTCTACCGTTTTTCGTGGCGAGCGCCCCGTATGGGGAGTTCATGACGGGGCTTGGCGGATTATTCCGCTGTCTTGGCTCGGGACGATTATGGCGGAGGCGCGGGGGCTCGCGGCGTATCTCAGCAAGGCGGACTTCGATGCCCTCCACGATCCGGCAAGGCAAGATGCGATAGCCGCTTGGCGGGGAGAATGCCAACGACAGGTCGTCGAATGGCGGGAAGGAAATGCGAAATGACCCCCGCCAAGCCATGCCGCTGGGCCAGCTCGGCCACATGGATTGTCTGCGGCATTGCCGTCGCGCTGATCCTCATGGGGGCCGCCGATGCCGTGGAATATGTTCTGAACGCTTGGAGGATGGAATGATGGACGTGGAGAAGTTGAAAGACCTTGTTTGGACTGTCGCCATTGGGGGCGGTGATACCCCGGCGTGGCGCGAACTGCATTCCATGGCCCCCGATCTCGCCGCCGAAGTCCTGCGCCTGACCGCCGAGCGTGACGCCGTGGTCGCCGCGAACCGGAAGCTTGTGGCGCGGGATGCGGAGGCGCGGGAGCTGCTGTGGTTTGACCCGTGGACACTCGGACGTTCCGAGTGGACGAAGATAGTCCGCGCCTTCCTCGCTGGGGAGGTTGGGAAATGACCGAAAGCAAATCAGGCGGGACAACGACGGCTATGGTGAAGCTGGCCCAGGCTTTTGCCGATTGCCCGCAGGCAATGACGCCTGGAATTATTGTCGCCATCAGTGAAATGATCGGTGCAGATAATGCGGTTAAGGTTTTGTCTATGGCGTTGGGTTTTCTCGACCGCCAAGGCCACGATGTCGCAATGGGTGCCACATGACCTTCACCCCGCCCGAAGATATCGCCGCCCCGCTTGCCGAGGCGCTGGCCTCCCGCCCGTCGACCATGATCCCGCCGCTGGTCAAGGCGCTTGTTGCCCTGAAAGGCCGGGGCGGCGCGCGGCGAATACTGGAACTGGCCATTATGGCCGTGGAGGATGGGAAATGAACGACATGCACAACGCACGATTTGCCGACTACGCAACGTCGATTGCGTTCAACGTCACGCTGTCCAAGCCGCAGGTCGTGACGCTCTGCGACATCGCAAACAAGGCTGGCCATACCTACTACATGGCGCTGGGGATGCGTTCGACCGAGGTGCAATCCATCGGCATCCTGAAGCGGCGCGGCCTGATTTATGCCCCCGATGAAAACTGGCCAGGTATTTGCGAACTGACCGAGGCGGGCAAGAACATTTTTGCCTTGCTGGAAATCGCCGGGATCGCGGCAAGGATCGACAAGGAGGTGAAGGCGGCATGACCCACCCGAAAGAAGCTGTGGAACTGCTGTCGGCTTGGATGGACGAATACTCAGTGATTGATGGTGATCTCGCCCGCCAACAAGTCGCCGCCCTTCTCGACGCCATCGCCCCGCTCTACCGGGAACAGGCGGCGCAGGTCGCGGACAAACAGGCTGCACTGAGTGGCAGTAACGATTACGATATTGGCTGGTGCCGATCCGCTGCGGTCATCGCCGCAGCCATCCGCAAGGGAGAATGACATGACACGCGACGCTGCCGACAAGGAAATTATGGCACTCTATACCCGCATCGCCGCCCTTGAGGCGCAGGTGAAGGCGGCGGATGGGTTAGCGCGCGAACTGGCAATCATCATTCAAGATTGGGATGGAGAGCAGGAAGATATGATCGACGCAGCAGATGCCCTCGCCGCCTACAATGCTACGGTGAACGCAGCCGCCTACCGCGCAGCCAAGGAGGCCAGCCATGAGTGACATCGAACGATTCCGGCACACACGGGACGGGAAACTGATGGGGACACCAGATGGCGATTGGGTCAGTTACGCCGATCACCAAGCCGCCATCGACCGGGCCGAGGCT